GTTATATTAAATATGCCATCATATTTAGAAAGATGTTTTTATGGTATGTTTGCGGATTGTACAAATATAAATTATATAACAGATATTCATATAGATACAATTTATGGAGGAAATGAAATGTTTGCTTCGATGTTTAGTGGATGCACTAAGTTAGTAAATGGCCCTATTATATATGTAAATAATATGACAAGTAATAATGCATATTTTGACAATATTTTTAGTGGCTGTACTGCTCTAAAAAGATGGGGATTTATATTACAATCATCAAATGATTATTATAGACTTAATGCAAATATGACAAATGTATCTTCTTATGGAACTTTAATAGTAAAACCTTTAGCAACTAATATAAATTACATTACTTCTAATTGGGTTTTAGGTCGTTATTTTATTACTGACAATAAGATTTACCAATACTTTGATACTTATGATAATCTATTAGATTTAGTTAGCTCTACAAACGGTTATATCAATACAGAGGCATTGTCAATGACAAATGCTGACTATAATGCATTATTTGACACTTCAGCTTTACTTTCAACATCAACAATTAAGGCTCAAATCTATAATAATGAGTCTTTGACTGAACAAACATTGACTTATTCAGCATCTGGAGAAGCTTCAGTCACTGTAAGTTTGACTGCAGGTCAGGTTGTCAAGTTGTATGCAGGAACTTCAACAGGAAACGGAGAATATTGGTTGAATGCATTCAGTACAGCTGATGAAGGAAATGCATATTTGTACACCGTATCAACTACAGGTAGCTATGTAATTACTACACATGCTGGTACAAACAAACCATATTTTACTGTTACAGCAGCATAAAATATGACAAACCAAGAATCAAAATATGACTATGAAAGAGCCATCCTTGAGCAAGACTTTGATGAGTTCAAGGATGACCCTTTCATCTATGAATGACAAAAATAGAAAATTACTATTTTAACTTATGAACAAACTATATACACGTGCAATTATAGACCAGAATGAGAATGATGAGTCACGTACTATAACTGGAAAGGCTATTAGTTTTGACACACCATCACAATACATTGGCTATATTGAATATATCAACAGAGATGCTATAACACAAGAGCTTATAGACACTTCAGACATCATAATGAACTACCAACATGATGACACAAGAATGCTTGCAAGATGGACAAAAGGCAAAGGCACTCTTAATGTTGAGCTTAGAGAAGATGGTGTCTATTTCTCATTTGAATGCCCTGACACTACATTAGGTAACGACATACTTTGGCATATACGTCATGGAAACTTGCAGAAATGCTCATTTGCATTCACTCTTCCAGATGACCAAGCTATAAGATGGTTCCGTAATGATGACAACGAGCTTTGTGGAGAAATAATGAGAATTGACGGACTTTATGACTTGTCAATTGTTACTACTCCTGCTTATGAAGACACTTATGTAGATGCAAGAGAGTTTGATTTAGAAGCAGTTAAGCGTTCTTTAGATGAATCAAAATCACAAAATGAGAAAATATCTATATTTAATATATTAGAACAAAAACGTAAAAATATATTGAATTACATACAATGAATTCACTAGAAATTTTAGATAACAAGAACATCTTAGTCAAACGTAATCTTGACATTTTAGCTTTAGCTAAGAAAGAAGAGAGAGAATTGACAGAAGATGAGAACAAAGAGTTCGATGAGAATGAACAGAAAATCAAAGAACTTGATGAAGAGGCCGAAAAGCTTGAAAAAGAGCTTGAAGAGACTGAAAAAGAAAAAGAAGAATTAGAAGAACAGAATAAAAATATCGATAAAGATAACATGGAAAAGAAAGAATTTTCTTTAATAAAAGAAATTAGAAGCGCAGCTGAAACTGGAAAATCAATCAACATGCGTACTTCTAACTACAGTGTAGCTGCTAATGGCGAAGATGTTGTTGAAACTGACATCCTTGACATTATGACTCCACTTCGTGCTAACTTAGTTTTGACTAAAGCTGGTGCAAAATTCATGAGCGGATTGGTTGGTGACGTTCAAGTTCCTTTGATGTCAGCTACTAACGTTGCTTGGGCAGCTGAAGAAGGTGCTGCAAGTGATGGTTCTGGCTCATTCAGCAATGTAACTCTTTCTCCAAAGAGACTTACTGCTTATGTTCCTATCACTTTGCAGATGCTTGCACAGGATTCATTAGATGTTGAAGCTAAAATCCGTGAAGACATCATCAAAGCTGTTCAGGACAAACTTGAAGCTACTATCCTTGGTTATGCAGCTGGTACTACAACTCAACCTGCTGGTGTATTCTATGGCCAGACTGTAACATCAGTCAGCAACTACGGTGACCTTTGTGACTTTGAAGCATCAGTTGAAGAAGCTAATGTTTATGGTAACATGCATTACATCTTGACTCCAAAAGCAAAAGCTGCTTTACGTGGTATGATTAAAGGTACCAACAACACTTCAATGGTTTGGGAAGCTGGTGAAGTTGACGGTATTCCATCAGAAGTAACTACTAACTTGGTTTGCGCTAATGCTAACAAGAACGGTATCCTTTACGGAGACTTCTCTAACTTAGCAATCGGTGCTTGGGACAACATCCAGTTAGACGTTGTAAGAGACTCTGCTTCTCTTAAGAATGGTTGCGTAACTCTTATCATCAATGCATTCTTCGATGCTAAAGTATTACGTCCAGAAGCATTTGCTTATGGTAAGTATGTTGCTCCAGAAGCTTAAATCTAGCACACTTTAATTACAGCATATATACGGCAAGGGTGACAAGTAACTCTACTACTTGCCACCCTTTTTTCAAAAATAACAATTAAATATATGGGCAATATCGTAGATTTCCAAAACATACAATACGTTGATTTAGAGACAGTGAAGAAGCATCTTAACTTGGAACAACAGTTTGAAGAGGATGACCTTTATTTGCTTGCCTTGATAGATGTTGCTCAAGCAGCAGTTGAGAAGTACTTAGACATGCCATTAGAAGACATGGTGAAGGACAACATACTTCCAAGTCCTATCAAACACGCAATCTTGCTTCTTATAGGCACATTCTATGCTCAACGTGAGTCTATATCTTCTGCTTCTATGCAACCAGTGCCAAATGCTTTTGAGCTTTTATGTGACTTATACCGCAACTACAACTGCAACAAAGCTATAAATATATCAGAATAAGCTATGTGGGCAGGTTTACGCAATGAGTCAATAGACATAATGAGATACACAAGCGCACCAAATGCCTTTGGAGAGGTTGTAAAGACTTTAGTAAAGGAGTATTCAACCAGAGCTAAAGTAGTTCATCTAAGTGGTTCTAGAATAGTCAGGAATGATGAAATCCAATACCCTTACAACAAAACTTTTGTACTTAGGTATAATTCACCTATTACTGAGGACAATCTAATCAAATGGCAAGGCAAACTTTGGAGAGTACAGTCAATCGACAATGATAGAGCTATGATGCAGACAGTTGTAGTGACAGAAATAGTGAATGAATGACATGAAAGGCGGTTTTGAGACAAATATTGAAGAAGTTTTTAGCCAGTTTGCTGAAATGACTGGCAAAGAGATGTCAAAAGCTGTAAAAAGAGCTTTGAACAAGGCTGCTGCACAGCTTCAAACTCAAACTAAGTCAAATTTGTCAGGAGTGCTTAAGTCAGACACTAGTGGACACGGCAAGTTCAATGACAAGATGAGAGATGCGGTAAGGAGAGTAGGAGCAAAAGGATATTATGACGAAGAGTTGTCAGCTGTAGTCCACATAATGGGTACACAAACATCTGGAAGCGGAACATATCGTGTAAGGTTCTTTGAAAAGGGCACTAAAGAAAGATATGCTAAGACTTATAAGGGACAACCTTTGAAAAAGCCAAGATATTTAGGTGCTATCAAGCCTGCTTGGTTCTTCCGCTCAGCTAACCAGACAATTGAGCCGCAATTAGAAAGAATATACATAGAAGAGATAGACAAGACAATACAAAAAATCAACAACAATAAACAATGACAAATTCAATCCTTATAGGTAAAGCAATATACTCACAATTAGCAAACAACCAGTCTGTAGCAGGTTATGTTGGTGCTAAGATATTCCCTATTGTAGCTGAGAATGACACTACTTTCCCATTCATAGTTTACACTAGAGAGAATGTCAATGGCAACTATGGCATAACTAAAGATGGACATGTTGGTGATGAAGTACAATTTAAGATTGATGTAGTTTCTAATTCATACAATGAGAGTTGTGAGATTGCTTTAGCCGTAAGACAATGCCTTGAAAAAGGCTATATAGAAGTGACAGAGACTGTAAACAATGTCACAACCACAACAATGAAGATAAATGATTGTGTAATGTCATCAATAACTGAAGCTTATGACACTGAGACATTCATCCAGACAATGAGGTTCACTTGTTGGTGCATTTGAATCACAAAATCATAAAATTTCTATATTAAACATATAAAGATTATAAAAATATCAAAATATAAAAATGGATATCATAAAAGGTAGTGACCTTATGTTATTTGTAAAGCAAACTAATGGCACTGTCCATTCTTTAGCTTTCGCAACATCACATCAGTTCTCAATATCAGCAAACACAGCAGACATCTCTACAAAGGATCATGGCTTCTGGTCAGCAAAAGAAGTTACTGGCATCACTTGGAACATTACAACTGACAATCTTTACACAGTTGACACTTTCAATGAGCTTTATGACAGAATGATTTCTCGTCAGCCTGTTGAAGTATACTTCAGCTTGAAGACTCCAACTGAAAGACAAGGAACTCCTGCTACAGTCAACTTGCCAGGTGACACTTACACAACTTGGACTCCAACTACAACTACTGGAGAAGATGGTTACTATGGTAAAGTATACATCACTTCTTTGAGTGCTACAGCTGCTTCAGGTGACAATGCTACTTTCTCAGCAACATTTGATGGTATTGGTCAGCTTGCTAAAGGTCTTTATGGCTCAGTAGAAAGCTCAATCGGTGGAAGCACTGAAATAGTTGTAAGTGGAACTACTTATGACAGAGCAAGTTCAACTTATGACAGCACAAAGACATATTACATCTATTCAAATGGACAGATGGTTGAAGTAGAAATTGCTGATGCTACAGACTTTAATAACACAAAGACTAAACAAATACTTTACGTTGTAAAAACAAACGCATAATGACAACTTTGTTGTTTGACTTTTTCATAGTGAGGGAGC